ATTCAGTCAATCCTAAAAGTGCAGGGACTTGCTGGAATGTGTTTTAAAGTAACAATTGAGAGTGATGATAATGGGTAATTAAATCATAGAAAAACCTCAAAGTAGAGGTGAAATAGAGGATAGAGATGAAAAGGGAAGATTTATAGAAGGACGTCCTCATACAGGTGGAAGAACTCCAGGAACTAAAAATTATTTAACACTTTTGGAAGAAGCAATTACTAATTATGAAACCCAAAAAGGCAAAAAATTATTCGACCGGTTAATTGAACGTGCCTTTATAAGTGATAGAGTTTTACTTGGTGTGGCTAAGAAATTTGTAGCCGATAAAACCTCAACAGAAATTACTACACCAGAACCATTAGAAATAAATATACATCATGACAAAGGTTGATTTAGATGTTACAAAAATTTATGACTGGTTGGAGCAATCAAAGGCAAGAATAAATATACTTCGTGGCGGTACTCGTTCAAGTAAGTCATACTCGATGGCGCAGCATTTTATATTTAATAAATTGGTTGCAGGTAATAATCGGGTAATTATAGTAGCACGAAAAACACTCCCAGCCTTGCGTAAAACTGCAATGAAATTGATTATAGATTTGCTTGATGAATATCATATTTTTGATCATTGCAAGATAAATAAGAGGGAACTTGAACTTAGATACAAAAATAATCTGATGTATTTTATGTCCTTAGACGATCCTGGTAAGATTGGTTCAATAGATTTTAATGATATCTGGTTAGAGGAGGCAGTTGATTTTACACTTGAAGATTTTAGAATGTTCAATATTCGAGCAAGTCGAAAGGGTGAAAATAATCAACTTTATCTTTCCTTTAATCCGATAAGTGCTCTTCATTGGATTAAGACAGAACTTATTGATAAACGCACTGAAGGACTTGCTGAACATGTTTCGACTTACAAAGACAATTTAAAGCATCTATCTAAAGAGATTATCTTTGAAATAGAAGACTTAATTAATCAGGATCAGAACTTCTATAAAATTTATACATTGGGTCAATGGGGAGTACTGGAAAATATAATTTATGGTAACTGGAAAACGTTTGATGAACCAGAAAAGTTTGATGAGATAAGTTTTGGAGTAGACTGGGCTTTCAATAATCCAAGTGCGATTCTGAAATGTTATTGGATAGATAATAAAGTAATCTGGCAGGAGAAGTTTTATGCTGGTGGATTGACACAATCAGAACTCGTAACAAAAGCTATTGAGTTAATTCCAGAGGAAGACCGCAATAATGAAATGTTTTGTGATAGTGCCGAACCTGCGCTTATAGAAGAATTTTATAGGGCTGGTTTTAATGTGCATAGAGCCAAGAAAGATGTCAATGATGGAATAAGTTATGTTAAAACTCACTTGCTTGGAATTACAAATGATAGTCCAAATTTGACTAAGGAACTCCAGTCTTATAGCTGGAAGAAGGATAAGAACGGTAACGTCCTTGATGATGTCGTTAAATTTAATGACCATCTTTGTGATGCGGGACGCTACGCCACATTTAGCAAAGCAAAAGACTTTTTAGGTGAATCTAAAAATGTATGGTAAGGATAATTTATGAGAGATTTAAAAAATATAGTAGATATAGCAAAACTAACTGAACCCACGATATTTAATGATGAGCAGTTGGCAATTATTAGAGAACTTATTAAATATCAGGACTATTATGATAATAAGAGTTTCAAATATATAGCAGATGAGTATCCCGAATTCAGGCATGGCATAGTTGATGGCAAGGATTATAAGCCTGCGCAAGTCCCATTAAACTACGGAAAACTTATTGTAGATAAACTTGCAGCGTGGCAGTTTGAGAAGAGTATAGATTTTAATTGCACATCTGTATCAACTGATTCTGATGATCCTAAAGTTACAAATAGGTCTGATGAAATCGAAACTGATTTGTATGAAATCCATAAAAAAAACAAAATGGATATAAAACTCTTGCAGTCAGCAACTGAATCCAATATATCCGGCGGCATTGCTTTTAAATTAAAGTACGATGAAGTTGAAAAGTATTCACGAATACTTATTAGGAATAGAATTGAAACTTTTGTCATAACTGAATTTGATGATTATGAAAATATAATAAGGGTTCACTTTATTGCATTCCAAGATGATAAGACAATCTGGAAACAGACCTTTGAAATGGTTGAAGAAGTTTGTTATATATCTGAAATGTTATTTGACGTTAAGGATATTAAGACACCTAAAGAAATTATTATTGAATATCAGCCTTTAGGTCTAAATGGTAAATGGCTTAACTTCCTACCGGTTTATATTGTATCTAACTTAGCACAACTTGGTGAGATATGGGGGCCGAGTGAACTAAGAGATTTAATACCGATTATCAATGAGATAAACAAAAAGTATTCAGATCTGTCAGACTCACTAAAGTTTGATATGTTTGCTATAACTGTATTTTTAAGTGCTAAGATTCCCAGAGGAAAGGATGGCAAATTACTACTTAAGAATAAAGCAGGTTCAGCATGGGAAATTGTTGGAAGTAATCCGACTGAGAATATAAAACCAGAAGTATTTAAACTACAGGGGACTTTTAATTATACTGAAACTTTAAAATATCATATCAATTCACTGATTGCAACATTATTTGAATTTTCAGAAGCTGTTAATATTACACCTGAAACAGTTAGGGGACTTCCTGCACTTTCAGGAATTGCATTAAAGTTACTTTTTGCAACGATAATCTCTAAAACAAATAGGAAGAATACGGTTTGGAAAGCAAAGTTAGCAGAAATATATATGGGGACATTAAAACTAAAACAGATATATGAAGGCTACGACATCCCAGAGGATTTAAACATTGAAATAATTACACATATTCCTATGCCGGCCAATGAGCTTGAAGAAGTTACTATAGCAGTACAGAAACTTGCTGCTGGACTTAGCGCAGTTGAAACTGAAATGAATAATTTAGGTATAGAAAATGCTCAAGAAGAAATAGCAAAAATCTTAGCAGAGAAAATGCAGTATGATAAGACTATGAATTTAGAACCACTTAAAAAAGAGCCTGAAGAAGAATGAGTGATGAATATAAAAAATACCTTGCAAAACACCGAGCAGATTTTATTAAGCTAACAGATAAGCAAAATAGGGAACTTGCAAAACTTTATATTCGGGCAGCAGGAGAGATAAAAGAGCGTGTAGAACTTATAATCAAAAAAAAGGGACTGACTTATGCAGTTGCTAGGATAAGGATAAAATCACTGTTAATTGAAGCAAGCAGGCTCTCTGATAATTTTAAAGGCATACTTGATAAATCTTTAATTGACTCTGCTAACTTAGGCAAAGAAGTCAATGTTCTGATAATGAAGTCTTACCAAGAAAGTCTTGCTAAAGAGGGAGTTAAATTAAATCTAACCAGGATATTGAGCAAGGTTTCTAATAATGCAGTTAAAACAGTTTATAACCGGATTTGGACTGACGGACTAAAACTATCCGATAGAATCTGGTTACTTGACAGACGCACAAAGCAGGAAATTGAACGAATAGTAATGCAGAATATCATAGCAGGTGAAGCTGCTTCTGATAGGATTACATTATCGGCATTAGAGAATTTACTTAATCCTGAATATACACCGGCAAAGTTGACGAGCATTCATGGAAGAAAAGTTGGATATGAAGCTTCAAGATTACTACGGACTTCTACAAGTGAGGCCTTTAATGAAGGTGATAGACTTTCAAATAAAGCCAATCCTGGTGTTACTGGTGAAACTTGGTTAGCCGGATCGGGTGCTTGTGATGATTGTCTTGATAAAGGTGGGCAGGATTGTAAAGATGTAGGTTATCCACCCGGGGATTCCCATCCTTCGTGTAGATGTACGACATTAGCAAAAGTAATGAGTGTGGAAGCCTTTACAAATTCTTGGATAGACTTTATGGATAATCCTGATAAGTATCCTAAATATCAAGATTGGTTAATTGATGTTTATAAGAAGGCAGCATAATGAAAATACCTGATAAAATTAAGGTTACTGGTATTGATTATAAAATAGAACTGGTAGAAGAATTTAAAGATGAGCTTCACTTGGGAGCAGAATATCGGGGAAAGGTTTTATTTAAAGAAAACAAGATTATGCTTTTAAATTCTTATTCAGTTGATGAGAAATTTAGAACATTATTACATGAAGCCCTTCACATACTTGAAGATGATTATAAAATGGAATTATCAGAGGACACGATTAGAAGGATAACATCAGGTTTATATCAAGTTTTAAAAGATAATAATTTATTAAAGGATTAAATTGAAATTAGTAAATGATTTTATCCCTAATAGTGAATATACAAAAAAAGTCTTTATAAGAATTGGCAATAAAGTTTATTTTAAGAAAGTTAAAGATAAGGGATACAAATTGTTTAAGAAATTAAAGAACGCTACCAAAGCCAAGAAGTTTTTTAAGATGTTTATACTCAGTACAGGTTTAAGACAAATGGGAAAATTTTATTTATCTAGTAGGTGATATTATGCCATATCCAAATGAACATTCTTGCAGAATTAAAAGCCCTGGATTATTTAAAGAAGGTAGTTTCAGGCGTATGCAGCAAGGCAAACTTTCTATAATTATCGGAAGACTTAAAGGTCAAACTACAACGATTACACAAGCATTCCGTTACCCTACCGATAAATGGGACGTAGATGATGCTAGGGAGCACTGTAAAAAAAACAAAGGAAAGTTTCATAAAGCAGGATAATTTGATATAATAAAACTATGGAATTAAATTTACAAAATAAAAAAACATCAGAATTTGTATTATCGGAATTATTTAAAAACTGGAGAAATAAAGACTTCAAAAAGTTAAATAAATATGTCCAAAAAACGTGGTTACTTAATGGCGATAAAGAAGAATTTAAAAGAATGTTTGGTATGTTTGAACTAATGGACTACTATATTTACGATAAGGAAGTAATTACTGATTGTAGGGAAGAAGTTAATTTTAGAGCTGATGTTATTTTTCAAAATAAAAAGATGAGTATGTATGGTAAAGCTAATACAATTTGTGAAAAAGCACTACGTACTCCAAGCCCTGATGGCAGGTGGGGAGTTAATCCTATTAGTTTACTTAGATGGGTAAAACAAAAGTAATTAAATAAGTTTTATAATAAAAGCAAAAATTAAGCATCTCAGTCGAGGTGCTTTTCTTTTTGCAGTAACAAGGAGAAGTAAAATGGTTGAAGACAAAAAAGTTATAACAGATGTTGTAACAGACGATGATAAAGATGACATCGATGACTCAGATGAGTCGAAAGTTAATACTGCCGATTATATCAAAAAACTCAAAGCAGAAGCCAAGAGTTATAGAGTAGGGAAGGCAGCGCTAAAGAAGGAATACGAAGATACAAAAGCTAAGCTTGATGCTTTAGAAGCAGAGAAACTTACTGATACGGAGAAGAAGGATAAGAGAATTATCGAACTTGAAAAGAAATTGGTTGATAACGAAGTTAATACCAATCAGGCCAAGACTGATAATTTAATTCTTAAATCAATATCAGATAAGAACTTTGTTGATGTTGATGTAGTTTCAATGCTTGTCAATAAAGAGCTTGAAAGTGAAGAAGAGATAGATAATAAGGTAATTGGAAAAATTGTTGATAAGTTGATAAAAGATAAGCCTTACCTAGTTTCTTCAGGCACAGTAAATCCTTCTGATGGCAATTTTGGAAAACAGGATACTACTATCAAGAAAACTCCCAAAGAACAGTTAGGTGATTTTATACAAGGGAAGACTGATAAGTTATCCTAAATTGAAGGAAGAGGATTAAAATGGCAGATAAAAATTACCAAAATATAACAAATGCTGATGAAGGCGGTCAGTTGGTAACTGAAGGATTTTCCGCTGAAATATTGCAACTAGTCGAAAGTAAGTCAGTTTGCGAACCATTCTTAAATGTATGGCCAATGAACCATAAAGTAGAGAATGTAAATACCATTACCGAAGATGCAACAGCTTACTTTGTAACCGAGGCATTAAAGAAAAGTAAATCTAAAATTGAGTTTGGCAACTTCAAAATGGAATTACAGGAAATCGCTACAATAATTCCGTTTACTGAAGACTGGATTAAGTTTGCTAATGCTAATACAACAACATTGATTGAAAATGCTATTGTAAAAGCAATAACAAAATTGGTTGACCAGTCATTCTTGGGTTATGTTACGGGCCCTTGGGCAAACACAATCAGTGGCAGTATACCAACAGCAAATATTATAGCTTATGGAACAGGTGATGATTTACTTATTGATTTGTCAAATGCAATGGGTAAAGTTGAAGAAGCAGAATATGAACCTAATGGGTGGGCTGCTCCAATAAGTTTAAAAGCAAGACTTAGAAACTTGAGAGATTTGGATGGCTTGCCGATATTCCAACCTGCTAATGCAACAGAACCTGCAACATTGTATGGACTTCCAATTAGATTTTCTGGCAATATGATTAATACTGGTTCGCCTGCCGGAAAAGAAATTATAGTAGGAGATTGGAAACGAGCATATAAAGGTAATGACCAGGCTATTATATTTAAAATGTTGACTGAAGCTACTATTACTCTAAATGACGGAACTTTGTTGAACTTGGCAGAAAAAGATATGGTTGCAATTAGAGCTATAGTTTGGAAAGCATTCAATGTTTTAAGACCTGACTTAGGACCATTCGCAAAAGTTACTGGACTCTAAAAGTAAAAAAATAGTGGGGTGAAATTCCCCACTTATGAAATGAGGTTATATGAAAGTAAAATTAAATACTCTAACGAATTATGAAGGGTGTACTTTTAAACCAGGTGATGAAGTTGATTTGCCACTTAATATTGCTCAACGTTGGATTAATAAAGGTATTGCCCATGCTGTAAAAGAGGAAGTAAAACCAGTGGTAAAACCAGTGGTAAAACCAATAAAAAAACCAGTGATAAAAGTAGTTAAAGAATTACCGAAAGTTACAGATATTGATTTGGTTGAGCCTATTCCGGAACGGTTTACAAGTTTTGAAGATGAAACTAGTAAACCAATTTGGAAATCAAAAAAGAAATTAAAAAAGGTAAGAAAAATAAAAGATGAAAATAGTTCTTAATGTAGATAGAAATATTTTTCCTGATAGGAAAGTAGCTGGTGACACTATTGAAATATCTGATAACCTTGCCTTACGCTGGATAAATGCAGGAATTGCGCACTATCCTGAAATGCGAACAATACTGGGAATTAAAAATTCCATATATGAACCTATTGAGAAGAGTGAACCTACATCAATTATAATTCCTATTTGTAATTGTTTGGAATATTTAAAACTATGTCTTGAGACTATTGTCAAATATACAAATAATTACGAAATTATAATCATAGACAATGGTTCTAATAGTGAAACCAAAAAGTATGTAATTGAACTAACCCAGTTAAATCAGTTTGATTTAAAGGTTATAACCAATAGCGGAAATAAAGGTTTTGGATATGGTTGCAATCAAGGTATTGGAGTTGTTAAGTATGATTATATCTGTTTTTTAAATTCCGATACTCTGGTTACTCCTGACTGGTTATATAAATTGCAGAAATGCTTTGAAGTTAATAAAGACTGTGGGTTCACTTCTCCGACAACTTGTTATTCGGGTGGCAAACAATGCGTTTTAAGTTTAGCTCCAAATAGATTTTCTATGAGTGAGGCAGAGATATTAGCTTATGCGGATAGTCTAAAGGAAGGATATGTACAGACTGAAGTTTGCGGTTTTTGTATGCTTACTAAAAAAGAGATACTGGATAAAATTGGGGGATTTGACTACAAAAGATATGGTATAGGCAATAGTGAAGAAATAGACTTGGAATGGAGAGCCGAGCAATTAGGATATCCAAGCTATTGGACTTGTGGTGCTTATGTTCATCATTTTGGACACATGACATTTAAAGAAATTGGAATAAGTCCGATAAACAGTCTTAAAAAAAACAGAAAAATATTTGTAGAACGGAAAAGAGATCCTAATCTATTTATAAAAAATGATGTTGAAACCGGTATAGTAAAGGAATTTAAAATGGATACATCTAATAAAATTACTATTATAATCCCGACATATGGCCAGGAAGATTTAATTAAAAAATGTATAGATAGCATAACCGAAAACTGCAAATTAGATAAAGAAATAATTATTATAGATGATGGTTATGGATTTGGCAATGATTATGAGAATTGTAGAATTATCCATCATAAAGACAATAAAGGTTTTGGTGCTGCTATAAATACTGGGATTAAATCATCGATATATGATTATATTTTTATAATAAACAGTGATGTATTTATTTATGATGGTTGCTTAAATAAAATGATTTTTGCTTTGAAAAATTATGCAGATATT